GTAGTAAACCATATTAACGTTTATCGTAAAATTAAAGGTAAAGCTAAATGGGATGATATAGAAATGACATTATTTGATCCTATCACTCCTTCAGGAGCTCAAGCAGTAATGGAATGGGTTCGTTTACATCACGAATCTGTTACAGGCCGTGATGGTTACTCTGATTTTTATAAGAAAGACGTAACTATTGATATTTTAGGTCCTGTAGGTGATATTGTTTCTGAATGGATTATAAAAGGTGCTTTTATTAAATCAGCTAAATTTGGTGATTATAGCTGGGATGATGAAAACGCAGCTCAAGAAATTACAGTTAACTTAGGAATGGATTACTGTATCTTGAACTTCTAAACAATTAAAAATAAATTTAAAGAAAGCTCACTAAATTTGGTGAGCTTCTTTATTTTTCGTATATGTATAATAGAACAATAAGTTACATTAAATAAAATTTATGGAAAAAACAGTTGCTACAGAAACAATCGACCTACCTTCAAGAGGTTTGGTTTACCCCGAAAATAATCCTTTATCAAGCGGCACAATTGAAATGAAATATATGACCGCTAAAGAAGAAGATATTTTAACTAATCAAAATTATATTCAAAAAGGTATAGTTTTAGATAAATTACTTCAAGCTTTAATTGTATCAAAAGTTAATTATAATGATCTAATTGTAGGAGATAAAAATGCTATAATGATAGCAGCCCGTATTTTAGGTTATGGTAAAGATTATATATTTGAATATGATGGCCAAGAATATACAGTAGATTTATCTCTTATAGATAATAAAGAATTTGATGCTTCTAAATTAGTATCTAAAGGAATTAATGAATTTAGTTATACTTTACCATCAAATGGTATAAACATTACTTATAAAATCTTAACTCATGGTGATGAACAAAAAATTAGTAATGAAATAGAAGGTCTTAAAAAAATTAATAAAAACGTTTCTCCTGAATTATCAACAAGATTAAAATATATGATAACTTCAGTTAATGGAGATCGAGAAACTAAAACAATCCGAGAATTTGTTGATAATCATCTTTTAGCTCGAGACTCGCGAGAATTAAGAAAACATATTAAAGAAACTCAACCAGACGTAGATCTGACTTTTTTTCCCGACGGAAGTTCCAATAGAGTCGATATTCCAATTGGGGTTAAGTTTTTTTGGCCTGACTTCTGAGACAGCTCCTATAGCTAGAGCTAATTTATTTACTCAAATACATGAAATAGTATTTCATGGTAAAGGCGGATATGACTGGCATACTATTTATGGAATGCCACGTTGGCTCCGCCAATTTACTTTTAATAAAATTGATGAATTTTATAAAAAAGAAAATGAGGAATATGAAAAAGCTAAAAGTGGAAGCTCTAATAAATCAACACTAATTGATCCTTCAGGTAAAATTAATAAAGATATGTGGAAAAATGTACCTAATCCTATAACACCAGGAACATCTAATAACTCATCTAAATCTAGGGTTAAATATAAATAAAATTTAAATTTTTGATATTTATAATGGATAAATATTTTCCTTAATGGCAAATGATAAAAATAAATTAGATTCTAAAGAAGTAGAAGAATTAAGAAAACTTATACAACTTTTACAAAAAGAAATAAGTGAACTTGATTTTAAAAAATTAGTAGAATCAGGAGGATCAGCCCGAACTCTTTTAAATAGTTTACGAAAAGAAGCAAAAGAACTTAATAATGATTTTAATGATGCTTCTTTTAATTTTAAAAAAATAGTTCAAGAAATTAAAAATTCAGATGAAGGATTTAAATCTGCAAGTAAATCCTTTAATAAATTATCATCAATCGCTGAACAAGTAAAATATCATCAGTCTGGTATTTCTAAATTATCAACTGATGAGATTAAAAATTTACAAAAACAAGTTGCCCAAGAAAAACAAAGATTAGCAGATTCTAGTAAATTCTTAAATAATAAAACATCTAAATTACAAAAAATTAGTTCTGAACTTGATAGTGAAATTCAAAAATTAACTAACCAAAATTCCCTTTCAGATAAAGAATATGCTAGATTAGGTAGTCTTTTAGATAGACAAGAAAAAATAAATAAAGAATTAAGTAAAACAGAAGCAATTCATAAACAAGTTAATACTGCTATAAATGATGAAGATAAATCTTTTCAAGCTTTAGATAAAACATTAGGAAATATAAATAAAAAAACAGAAGACGAAAATAAAAAATTAGCAGGAACAAAAGGATTAATAGCAGGTATAAATAAAATTCCATTTTTAAGTGGAGCGGTTGATACTAATAAAATGTTAGATGCAGCTAATGTTAAAATAGCAGCAGGAGGGAGTGGAACTCAAGCTTTAGGAGCAGCTTTTAAAAATTTAGGAGGTCAAATAAAAGGTAACCTAATAAATCCAATAACAATAGCAGTATTTTTAGTTAAACAATTTATAGATGCTTTTTTATCTTCAGATAAAGCAGCTGGTGATTTAGCTAAGTCTTTTGATATGACATATCAAGGAGCTGCAAAAACTAGAACAGAATTAACAGCTATAGCTAATAAATCTATGGATACTGCTGTTACTACTAAAGGTTTACAAGAATCAATGGTAGCTATAGGACAATCTTTGGGTGTTAATGCTAGATTAAATGAAAAAGATTTAGTAACATTTACTAAATTAAGAGAACAAGCTGGATTTACTAATGAGGAATTAGTAGGAATACAAAAAATAACTTTAGCTACAGGAGGAAGTTTAGAAAACAATGCTAAATCATTTATGGGTACTGTAGCTAAAATGAATGCCCAAAATAAATTAGCTATAAACGCTAAACAATTGTTAAAAGAAGTAGCTAATGTTTCCGACGCAATTAAATTATCAGTTGGAGGAACAGCAGCTAAATTAGCTGAAGCAGCTTTTAAAGCAAAACAATTTGGTATCAATTTAGAACAAGCAGATAAAATGGCTGAGAGCTTATTAGATTTTGAAAATTCAATTAACAATGAAATTTCAGCTGAATTAATTACTGGAAAAGATTTAAATTTTGAAAAAGCTAGATTATTAGCTCTTAATGGTAAATCAGCTGAAGCAGCAGCTGAAATTTTAAAACAAGTAGGAGGTACAGCTGAATTTACTAAAATGAATCGTATTCAACAAGAAGCTATAGCTAAGGCTGCTGGTATGACAAGAGATGAATTAGCTAAATCTTTAGTTGATAGAGAAGCAGCTCAAAAATTAGGGGCAGCGGAAGGTCAATCTGCACAAGATAGATATAATGAATTGGTAAAAGCGCATGGTGTTGAGAAAGCTAATGCTATGTTAGGTGATGAATCATTAGCTAGACAATTTCAACAACAATCAATGCAAGAGAGGTTCGCCCAAGCTGTTGAAAAACTAAAAGAAATATTTGTTTCTATAGCTGAACCAGTGATGCAAATTGTTTCTCCAATAGTGGATATTTTATCTCCAATTTTAGGAGTTATTAGTGGGGTTTTAGGTACAATAGCAGGATGGTTTGGTTCTATAGCTCAATACTTGACTCCAATAATAGCTGGTTTAGGTATATATTTAGGTATAACTAAATCAATATTAGCTATAAAACAATTAACTGTATTAGTCACTAATCAACAAGCCCGAGCTGAAATGTTATCTAAAGCTAAAGCAGTTGGAGGGTTCATGTTAAGTATAGGTAAATATGCTTTAAATGCTGGTTTAGCTGTAGCTAGTATACCAATTGTAGGTCCAATTTTAGCAATAGCTGCTATAGCGGCCGCAGTAGCTGGGGGTATGGCCTTATATAGCAAATTTAACAAAGGAGACGACGTTGTATCTCCAGGTTATGGTAAACGTACAATAATGGGTCCTGAAGGAGCAATAGCTTTAAACAATAAAGATACTGTAATAGCCGGAACTAACTTATTCCCTAAAGAAAAATCTCTCACTACTCCTCCTTCTCCAGCAGCAGCAGCTGCTACAGCTGTTACCTCAGTAGCTACTACCGCTAAAAATGATAATAAAGAAATGCTTGCTGAATTAAAAGCTATAAAGACTGAACAATCTAAATCTAATTCTAAACCAACAATTGTAGAAAATAGTATGAACGGTACTAATTTTGGTACAGCTGTAGCTATGAACACTTATAAAACTCAATAATTATGGGATTATTAAACTTATATATATCGGCTTCACAAAATAATTTGTATCCATTTTTTAACAATCCTAACGATCCTACAGTTTATCCTGCTACAGCAACCGGTACACCTAACGCTACAGCAAACCCAGGAGCACCTCCTCAACCCTTTACAGCCTCTTATGGTCCATCTTCAACATATTTAAATGTTATAACTTCAACTC